AGAATGTTTTGAAAAATTAGTAGTTGGGCATAGAGTTACTTCACCAATGCTTTTAGGTATTCGTGATGCAGGTGGTGGTTTTAGTAATAATGCAGATGAGATTAAAACAGCAACTTTGTTATATGATAATTTAGTTATCAAACCTTATCAATTAGAAATCATTGAAGCATTAGATATTATTTTAGCAGTTAATAATATTAAGTTAAAATTGTACTTCAAAACAATTCAACCTTTAGAATTTACAGATTTAACTAATGCACAAACTGCAGACCAAGTAGCAGAAGAAACAGGTACACAATTATCTGCACATACTTGTTGTTTAAGCGAAGATAATTCAGATAATGAAGTAGCAGATGCTTTAATTCAATTAGGAGAAACAGCTAACGATAAATGGCTTTTAATTGATGAAAGTGAAGTAGATTATGATAATGATGATGCAGAAAACGAATTATTATCTAAAGAGCCAAAACAAAGTTTATTAAGCAAAGTTTATAATTTTGTAAATACAGGTACTGCAAGAGGTAACGCAAAAAGTGAGCAAGATGAAAACATAGATGGTATTAGATTTATTACACGCTATGTATATGCAGGAGAAACTACAGCAAAGAGTAGATTATTTTGTAAAAAAATGATTGAAGCAAAAAAAATATATCGTAAAGAGGATATTGTTGCTATGTCAAGCAAAATAGTAAACGAGGTTAGAATAAATAATGAGGGAGAGCAAAAAGGGTTAGGTGCTAATGGTTCACCTTTTGTAGATGTATGGTTTTATAAAGGTGGTGGTGCTTGCCATCATCGTTGGAATAAACAAGTTTACGCAAGTTTTGAGGGTGTAAATATTGATGTTAATTCACCAAAAGCAAAACAAATAGCAGGTAAAAAAGCAGAGAATTATGGTTATGTAATAAAAAACCCTGATTTAGTTGCACAAAGACCAATAGATATGCCAAACAAAGGATTTTTACCTAAAACAAATTAAGATATGGCTTACGCATTATTAATAAGTACAGAAGATGTAAAGAAATTTACAATAGTTAATGGTAATTTAGATGCTGATGATTTTATTGAATATATTAAAATTAGTCAAGATATTACTATTCAAAATTATTTAGGTTCTAAACTTTACCAAAAGTTACAAGAATTGATTTTAAACAACGATATTAACGAAGCAGAGTTTGTAGATTATAAAAATCTTTTAACTACTTACGTTAAACCTATGCTTATTCACTGGGCAATGGTTTACTATTTACCATTTGCTGCATATACTTTAAGTAACAAAGGTTTATTTAAACATAGTTCTGAAAACGCTACAAACGTAGATAAAGCAGAAGTTGATTTTTTAGTTGAAAAAGAAAGGGATATAGCAGAAAGTTATACACAAAGGTTTATAGATTTTATGTGTTATAATATGAATACATATCCTGAATACAACAACAACAATAACGAGGATGTAAACCCTGATACAAATAATTTTTATGGTGGTTGGCAAATATAATAACGTAAAGATTAAAAATTTTAAAAAGTTAAATCTTTATTTAGCAAAAGTAGAACAATTAAAAAAAGTACACGATGAGCGATTGGGGACAAGGAGCAAAAAATAACAATATAGGTTGGGGACAAGGTTCAGTTAATAATAATATTAGTTGGGGTTCTGTTCACGCTAATAGTTGGGCAGGAGATACTAATATAGTTGGTTTTGCTTTTGATAGTGATTATCAAGCTATTTTAGACAGAGCTACTGCATTAGGTTATGATTTACCTACTTTAGAACAACAAAATTTGCAAAATACTTTATTAATAAATATGAAAGCAGACGGAGTTTGGGCAAAATTAGATGTATTTTACAACTTTGCTAATAATGGTAGTTTAGGTTTTGGTACTATTAATTGGAAAAATCCAAGTTTATATTTAGCTACGGCACCGAATGGCATAACTTTTACAAAAAATATAGGAATAACAGGAGGAGGTACGTCTTTTATAAATACAAATTTTAGACCATCTAATGGAGTGCAATATCAACAAAATAACGCAAGTAGATATTTGTTTTTGCATCTTAATGGAGTAGGTAGTACTTTAGACGGATTAGAAGGAGCTTTGGGTAACTCGATGTTTAATGCAGCTACTACAGCTCAAAGAATTAATGGGCCGACGATATCATCTTTCTCCTTTAGTATAACTAGGGGTATGAAATCCATACATCGTACGACAGCTACTAGCCAAACAATGTACAATGGTACGTCAGGCACGACACAAGTTAGTGGAGCATCAACAGCTAGAGATTCTTTTAATCAATGCATTTTAAGGTCAAATAATGGATATGGCGCATCAACAGTGTCAATGTATGGAATGGGAGCTTCTATGATATCGGAAAACGCAGCATTTGTAGCTGATTATAATAATTATATAAATTCAATATAATATGAAAGTACTAAAAGCAAATGAAACTCAATATAAAGAGTTAAACGGATACAAAAAATTACCACATAGATTAGAGTTTACACAAGATGCAGATGATAATTGGATAGTAGGTGAAAACGTTTTAAAATGTGATGGGTTTTCTAAAATTATAGATAAGTTAAAAGAGTTAGAAGTGATTGACTATAACCCTAAAAAAGATGAGTAGAAAAGAGAAAATAGATTTACTTTTAAGTAAATGGGTAAGCAGAAAATTAACAGTTTTTGTTATAGCGTCAATAGGTTTATTTGCTAAAACTTTAACTTCTACTGATTGGGTAATTATTGCAACTTCATACATAGCTATTGAGGGTGCGACAAATATTGTTGAACGTTTAATGAAAGTGAAAAATGTCGCATAACGATTTAAAACTATATTTTTTTAATGCTATATCTATGTTATTAAGTTTCTCAAATATTGAGAGCTTCTTAAAAATAATTCTATTAATAGCTTCTATATTCTACACGATTTTAAAAACAGTTGAAACTTTAAAGAAAAAAAACAATGGCGAAAATAACGACTAATTTTAGTTTAGAGGAATTTAATTGTAAAGATGGTTCTGCTATGCCAAACAATGTATTAATAAACATTATTAAATTAGCTAAAAATTTACAAGTATTGCGTGATGAAGTAGGTAAATCAATAACTATTAATTCTGCATATCGTTCACCTGAATATAATAAAAAAATAGGTGGAGTTAAAGATAGCCAACATTTAAAAGGTAATGCTTCAGATATTACTATAAAAGGTATGACACCTAAAGAAGTTGCAAAAGTAATTGAGGGTTTAATAGCTAATGGTAAAATGCAACAAGGTGGTATAGGAATATATCCAAACTTCACGCATTATGATATTCGGGGAGTTAAAGCTCGTTGGTAAAATCAAAAAACCCTTACAAATAATGCAAGGGTTTTTTTTTAACTATTAACTAAACAAATAAATTATGAATATGCAAATATAACATATTCATTTTAATTTACAAATATTTTTATATATTTGTTAAAACTTTTAAACAAAAATAATTTATGAAATGGAATATTTATGATGCTGAAGTATCAAAAATTTTACAAGAAAATCCTAAAATATTAAACACTAAAATTGCTCAAAAGATTTTAAATATTAATATTAGCTCAGAATTTTCAAAGGAAGTTGAAAGTTTTAGAAAATACATATCAAGGAATAGAACACGTTTAATGGATAATCACGAAGGTATTTATAACGCTACAAATGAGTTAGATGTGCCTAATACTTCTGTTAAACATTTATGGCTTAAAACAAAGAAAAGTAGTATCTTTATTAAAAACCCTACTTACATTGAACCACAAGCAGAGGAAGTAAAAGAAATTGATTTCACAAACATTTTTAAAGATAAAGTTGAACCTGTAAGCATTACTTACAATGATTTTGATTGTTTAAGTTTGTTTGATAGATTAGTTTATACTGATGTACATATCGGAATGGAAGTAAACCAAAATGGATATAGTTTATACGATGGTGCTTGGAATGAAAAAGAAATAGAAAAGCGTTTAGAAATAATGGTTAATCATACTTTAATTAATCAGCAATCGGATGTTTTACATATACACGAATTAGGCGATTTTATGGATGGTTATAATTCTGTAACTACAAGAGGCGGACACGAATTACCTCAAAATATGGATAATCAAAAAGCGTTTGATGTAGGTTTACAATTTAAAGTAAGAATGATTGATGCATTAATTAAAAACTATAAAGAAATAGTTTGTACTAATATTTGCAACGATAATCACGCAGGAAGTTTTGGTTATATCGTTAATAGTGCATTTAAATCGTTTATAGAGCTTAAATATAGTAATGTAAAGGTAATTAATCAAAGAAAGTTTATAGACCATTATATCGTAGAAAATAGATGTTTTATTTTAACTCACGGAAAAGATGATAAAAATATGCGTTTTGGTTTTAAACCACATTTAGACCCTGCACAAATTGAAAAGATTAAAAACTATATTGATGAATATAAATTGCATAATTATACAATAGAATTTAGTAAAGGTGATAGTCACCAATTACTATTAGATTTTACTTCATCATCTGCTTTTGAATATCAAAACTTTGGAGCATTTTCTCCACCAAGTGATTGGGTAAAAACGTGTTTTAAGAATACAAATAGTAGTTTTATTGTTTTTAATTATTACGAGAACCAAAAAAGTATTAACCCTATAATATTTTAACTATGTCGGATTTACAAAGAATACAAAGGATAATTAAATTCTATTATAACAGAGGAATTTGCAAAGAAAGTGTAAACAGAGTTTACTATTTACTATTAAAAGTAAAATATGAAAATAGAAATTAAACATTACGGATTTACTTTCACAGTAGAAACGCCAAACGATGATTTAACAACGGATGAAATGTTTGACATTTTCACAGGTTTATTAATTCAACTAGGTTACAGACAAGAAAGTATTAACGAAGCAATAAAAGAATTAGCAAATGAGTGATATAGCAAAATGTGAGGATAATAAATGCCCATCAAGATTAATGTGTTATAGGTACACAGCACCTGCTTCAGAGTTTAGGCAATCTTATGGTATCTTTAATAGAGAAGAAGATGCTAATAATTGTGATATGTTTTGGAATAATAAACAAGAAAATATATTAAACAAATTAAAAGATATAAAAAATGGAAAAGAAGATTAATTTATTAGATGTATTTGTGTGGTTAGGTTGGGTATTATTATTTGGTGTGCTTTTTTTTAAAGGTTGCAATCCGGAGCCACAAATAGCCGAAAAAATAAAAGTAGTTACTAAAGAAATAAAAGGAAGTATTGTAACAAATGAAAAAGTTATTAATGTACCTATTATTAAAACTATAAAAGATACTGCAGGTACAGGTTACTATGTAAATCAAATTGATAAACTATTTGATGAGAATAACAAAATGCAATTAGAGTTTTTAAAAATGGATAGTTTGCAACAAATTGAAGCTTATAATAAAGCAATACAAATAAACGCTTTTAAGCAAACATTTGATGACAAATACATAAACGCTCAAGTTACAGGAGAAGTTGCAGGAGAAGTTAAGCAAATGCGTTTAGATTATACTATAAAGCCACAAGAATTAAAAGTAGATGCACCAAAGCCAAAAAATAATTTATATTTAGGTGTAAACGTGGCAAATAACTTGCAATTAAATAAACCATTATTTAGTGCAGGAATTGGTTTAAAAAATAAACGTGGAAATATGCTAAATGCATCATTT